CAAATTGAAAAAGACATACTGGTGTTGTGATGTTAAGAATTTCTGATTTAATCATTTGGAAATTTCTGTTGTAGTTTCTTTTATATTCGTCCTTGTTGGACGTAACATTGATCGTATCGTACATTTTTCACCTGTCATCCTTTATTACTAACTGAACACATATGGTGCATCTAACACTTCACTGATATTAAAGTCTCCTAAATCTGGTGGTGTCGGTAGTTTTTGTGATTTATCCAACTGGATTTTTGACTGATCGTATAGATCATCTAATACATTGGATGTGTACATTTCAACAAAGGATTGTTTCACACAAGAAATAAATTCTTCTATATCAGCAGCAGTAGATCCAAAGCAGTCATGGATCGTAGTAAAGTTTTTTAATCCTCTTTGATGACTTTTCTCGAGTGCTAAATGTACATTAGCAGCGTCAAGACTATGAACAAAATTAGCAGCAAAACTCCTTGTAGATTTATTACTGTTTACCTCATCAGTCTCTTCATTAAGTGACAAGTACACAGTGCTAGTACCTATTTTAGTCTTTATTTGTTTACTATTTTGTATATAATAATTCTGATTAACATAAAACTTAGAAGGTGTATTCCACTTCATTGTTTTATGTTCATTGCCATAACATTTAGCAATATCTGTTAAATATTTCATAATGATTGATGACTTTGGACATACTTTTTTAACAGTCTCAACAATTTTTTTGGCTAGATAATAGTTATGTGCAAAGCTATCTTTTTCCCAAGGCAAATCTACATCATGTTTATATAAATATTCTCTAATTGCTTTGGTAATACCAAATAACGTACCACTATACGGAATAACCATTACTGGTTTCTTAACCATCTTTCTAGTAATGACATCTTTATTGTTAAACCATTCAACAGCTAACAGGTCTTCACTATCAGCTAAGTCTGTTAATAGTTCTGTTCTTACCTCATCATATAGATCGTGGACTTCATCAGACTTAATAAGATTTACCCTTGCTGCAAGGTCTTGATCACAGGTCATGGCTGCAAAGTGTTGATAGCCATTATTAGTGCCATCTAACAGGACAGGATGCTTAGATATATATCCATAACCTTGCTGTTGCAGTTCAAACCACTCAATACACCAGGAAACGAACTGAAATGGTTCGTCTGCCTTGCTCCATAAACTAACAGTTGCTTCTGGATTAGTAGCTATCTGATCAGCTAAAGCAAAGCCTTCTGTATTAGCCCACTCTATTCTTTCCTCATAGCTACTTTTACTAAGACCCCAATGATTAGCACCTGCTATACCTAGCCAATTCTTAGCTGTCTCATCTTTTATAGTTGCACCATTATGAAACCTATGTAAAGCTCTAGCTAAATCATTACCCTGTGGATTAAAAACAGCAGCTACTGGATAGATTCTACCTGTAAAATCTGCTTGCCATACATGATAGAAAGGAGCATCTTTGTAATAAAGGGCTGTATCTAACAAAGTCAGGCATTGAAACCTTCTCATCCTATCGTGTGCATTTTGATCATGGATAAGACTAGCTGCCTTTCTCCACTTCAATCTTGCGTCTTCATTGGTATCAATATCAAATGGTTTTGGTGGTAGTGGTAATGTTTCAGCATCTATTAAGCACCCCACTTCTATACTTCTATCCCAACAGCTTTGAGCAATTTCAAGAACACTTGTATTCACTTCCCATTGCGTATTCTGTAGACAATTTAATGCTTGAAAAAACGCTGTTGGTTTCTTTTCTGATACTTCTTGTAAGTAAGAGAGATCCCTGCTCTTAATAGCCTTGATATGTTGCA